ATACGCCTACATTATAATCTACGGTATCTAATTCCTTTTTACCACCTTTGTATGTTTCGTTAAACATGTCTAATTGTTGCATAGTTTACTCACCCCATATCGTATCGTTTGTTACTTTAAACTTAATACCACTCCATAATATGCGTTTCAGTTTTCTTAATTCAGTTTGCTTAAATAATGTCTTGCGTTGTAGTTTGTTGATAACCGATCGTCTTGTGATACCTAACTTATTGGCTAACTCCTTTTGTGTTATGCCTAACTCTCTCATGCGTTCTTTAATCATTTTATCTCTCCTTTAAAAAACTTTGCTATCATCTCAATAATGTGTGGAGGTAGTTGCGAATTAAATGTCATTAAATCTTCAGAGCCAATCACTATTATTGATTTATGTATATATTCTTGTTTGTTCATATCATGTCTTTTCTTTCCATAATAGAATAGACCACGTTTTATAAACACATTTGGTCTTTCCTCGAATGGTTCGTCTTCATAAAACACTTGAGTTCCAAACCACTCACTCAACGCCTTGCACACCTCATCAGCAGTTGGTGGTGTTAGGGCTTTTTTTAATTCCACATATTCATAAAGTGCTTCTTCTATCTCGTTTAATCTATCGCTAATATATTCGCTTGCACCAAGAGTGTTATAACCTTTATATGACAACGGCATTTCACTTATAAATTCCTCTACTTGATTATATGCTTTTAATACTTGTTCTAATTCTTTACTCATCTTCTACCACCTCAAAATATAAATCAAATATTTCCTCTTCGCTTAAAGTGTCTAATATCGTTCTCTCATAACCTTGCAATAATAAGTAATTGTATGCGTAATCTAATTTACTGCTCATTAGTATCTCTCCAATATTGAGTTAAGTATTTCATTGTTTGGTTATGAAAAGCACCTAAACTACGTTTTCTAGCAAATATCTTAATAAAAACCCAAGCTACGGCTTCATCAACACTTGCTTCAATGCTATTAGAATAACAATTGATTCTAGTAGTTTTAATTCTTAAATACTCTTCTTTTGGATAGGTATTTTCACCCATAGTAATTACATAATCATAATCATTAGTTCCAAAAAAATCTTTTAATAATGGTTTCAGTTCCTTTAGTACTTTTTCTCTTTTATCGCTATAGTATTTTTCTGCTTCTAATTGTGTCATTTCTTTATCTCCTTATTGAAATGTACATCATGGATCATATATCGATCCCCATACTTTTTAGCTGCTTTTTCTTCAGCTTTTTCTAAACTTGTACTGCATATTAATTCAGTTGAGTATGAATCGGTTATCTTTGAACTTAGAACTACTTCATATAATGCCTTTTTCATATAAACATCCACATGAACAAGAACATCAATTCAATTAATAAAAATGCTATGTATAATCTATGTTTTAGTTTTTCGCTCTTCATATTTTTTCACACTCAACTTCTTTAACGTTTTGATTACCTTTTATGCTGTGTTTTACATCTTCTATATGTTCCTCAAGTTCTTCAGCATTAAAATATTCACCTTCAATAGTTACATAAAATGCAACTTCAACCTTCATATGCTTTGTGTCTTGATTTACATATGCTGGTTCTAATGATCTTTCGTTTTCCATATTTTTCTCCTTGAGATATTTTAGAAATTTTGATGCTAACAATCCATAAAGGTATAAACCACCAATCATTGATGGTATAAACAACCACCAATTCATGTTATTTACCCCACTTACTGAACTTTAAATCTTCTTTATTGATTACACCATAGTGACTTATCAGATAAGATTCAGCATCGTTTCTTATGACTATGCTGTCTTTATATTTACCTTGATCTAGTTTTTGGTGACATTTAAAACACAAGGCAGCTAGGTTTTCTTTTACACCTAAACCACCATGTGAACGATTAACAAATATATGTGCAACTTGAATACCATAACTTCCACTACATGCTACACATTTTTTATGATCGCGTTCCATGACTAGCTTTCTTACTTTTGGTGTTATATCAGTTGCTTTACTTCTTTTGCTCATAATTAATTCCCCTTTAGTGTTTGACTACGCCCACCCATTAGCCAATATTTGCAACCACCCACATGGTAAGGTGTGTCATTATCTTCAGGGGGGGATTTAGAAGATAATAACCTTGAGAGATCAACTGTCATTAAAGATAACTAGTTGAATGAAATGAAAGAAAGATGGTTTTTTTGGTTGCATTCCCTATTTAATTTATAAATCTGTATGAATATTTAGCTCACTTGCTCTTCTAACAATTACTTCTATAAAACGTTGTGCTTCTTCAGTTGTAAATTTACTTAATCCTGGATAGAGTTTAAATACAAACAACTCAACTCCATTGACTATCCTACTTTCACTTTGTAACATCTTTACTACTCTAAAACTATCTTTTAATTTTTCTTTTGTATCTGGAAGTGCCAATATGATATCAACCTTTATTTGTGCTTCTTCTACAAAATCAGCATATATCTTATCAGTTTCTTCTTTTGTATGTGATCCATTGATTTCATCCGATATCATGGATATAATTTGAAATACTTTTCTAACTTGTGCTAATGATTTATCTTCTCTATTGATTTTGATTTCAACTTTCAAATCTTTATCAGTTGGAAGTTCTTTTACCATTTGGTTAATGTAATGTTCATGGTCTTTTTTGACAATAAAAGTTACCATTTTTTCGCCTTTTACATCATATGTATAAACACCTTTTGATACAAACTGTTTCATAACACTTCACCTACATACCTTGTACTTATATGGAGCTTCAAAACTACTGAATCTTCTTTTTTGTTTTCATTGATAAATTCATCAGCTTTCTCAAAGCTTAAGTGAGTTCTAATTGCACGTTCTTCATAAGCATATTCACCATTGCTTTTTTTCTCATCTATAGCCTCTAAATGCTTTTCTAAGTTGTGATTGTACTCTATAGCATATAAGTCATAGTCTTTAGCTGAAATACCGCTTAAACTTGAAGTATCAGTTGCATGAAATATTTTAAAGTTGTCTTTAACAATACGCCATCCGCAATTAGGTACATCATGATATAAGTAAAATGGACTAATAATAATACTACCAATTTGATATACTTTGTTCATTTCAACTAAATGCACATTATCTACACCTATTTTTTTTAAATCATCTACTAACCACTCTGGTGCAAACCACATAATCTTTGGATGTAAGTGTGCTAGCTTAACAATTGTATTTTTTTTATAATGATCATGATGCTCATGAGTGAGTAGAACCATTTTTAAATCTCTTGCATATGGTTTTATAGTCTTTAAGTTTACACCACAGTCCACCATGACAATGTCATGATAGACCATAGCGTTACCGTTAGAACTAGATGCAACTTTTTTATATATCATTCATGCTAGCTTTCGTTGGTGTTACTTCTTCTACTTCTGGTTCTACAACATTTACTTCATTCATGTTCGGTTCATCTTGAGTTACAACTGTTAGATTCTCATCATCATTATCAACGTACTTGACATTGCCTTTTTCATCAATGATACCCATATCTTTTGAATAAGCATTTTGCATCTCAATTGACATGATGCCCCATTTAGAAATCAATTGTCTAATAAGTGTTTTGAAAGCCATACCATCAAAGTCTTTATGCCAAAACGAATCTTTTTTATCTTTGTTTTTATAAGCAGTTGAATACTTATTAGCATGAGACTCCATTTTCTCTCTTGACCAGTACATCGATTTTCTAAATCCATTGACTGTTTCAAACATTGCATAGTATCCAATAGTGTTTTTAGATTCTCTTGTTAGTGGATCTTCAATGTAATTCACAACCAGTTCTTCATTAAATGGATCATAAGATACAAATTCGCCTTCTTTGATATCTACAACGTTAATTTTTCTATATTCACCACTTCTAATAGCTAGTTGAATATATCCTTTATCACAATATCCATTACTTTATCATCGCAATGGTGTGGACTATCTCTTCATACTTTCGTATGCCACGCACTTCGAACTGTAACTCATCTTCAGTCCTACACTGCTACATTCATCGCAGTTAGTCTCTACACTTCACAACATGAAATCCTTTCACTGTTTTAATTTTCCCCTTCATATACGCTGCAACTGTTCCAGTACTTGCTCCTAGATATTTTTCTAAAAACATCACTTTAGTAAAAACCATACCTGTTTCTAAAATCATGCACATTGTACTATCTCTAGATTCTAGTTTTTTTCTAATCTTATCTCTAGTTTCAGCTTTAACTTCATGACCTATTTTAGGTCCAGTTAAGTTGTTATTGATAATCTTATTTTGTTTACTAGTATCTAGTGAATTCCACCATTCTTTTGTTTTTATAGAAATAAGTTTTTTCGTTTTTTCAGAAACGGGTTTTCCAATTGTATTGTAATAAGGCTTAATTTTTTTGATATGGTATAATTCTTTGGCATTCAATTCACTTTTTGAACATTCCTCGATTATATTTAATTCAAAATTATCAATTCCAAATCTATAAATGTCTTTTGATAACTTTGTATTTTGTTTTGAAGCTTTCAGTCTATGCTCTTCAAATCTTCTTTCGATATTAACTGATTGCCCAATATAACTTTGATTTGTTTTCTTGTTAGTGATACTGTATATACCTGTCATATAAATACCTAATCATGTTGTAGAGCACGGTATTGCCCTTTTTATTGATGGGGTTCACCGTTAGCATCTTTCGACACACCCATGAGTAATATGGTTCACGCAGTTTTAATTGAGCCTAAAGAATTAACCCAATTTGAAACTGTGCTTTATTTGAATAAGGCACTAAATAATAATGTCCTAATTGAGGACTAGGTGATAGATTTAATGCTTCACCTACTAAACCACCAGCTAAGATTGAACCAGCATCACAGTTTTGTAATTTTGGATTAGTTGCAACTGCTGAACTGATTGCTGCAATAAATCTTTGTGACTTGTTTTTATCTCCAAGCGTGTTGTTGATAAGATTTTGATACATATCAGAGCGTATCACTACACTAAACTTTTTTTCGTTCATTTTTAAAATCCTCCAATTTCTTGATTCCGTTTTTGTTTATTTCAATAATGTCTTTGCAAAACTTATGAAGTAGTTTTTGCTTATCAGACATTATTCCATGCACCAATTTTTCTTCTTCATTAGTTATTTTTGAAACAATTAAATTGTTAAAATTCTCTATTGCATCAAGTTGTAATACAGTATTTTCTCTTTCAACAATTTCTTCATTTAACTCTTTGATAGTTGATTCAATTTCTTTACTCATACTTAATACCTTTTTCATTCATAAACTGTTTCAACTGTCTAAGTAAACTTCTTTTTGCTGTTGCTGTAAATGATACTGATAGTACTTCATCTAGTGCAAGATCAATAGGTTCACTTGTTTGAATAACTGGTTCTTGAGCTATTGGTTTGAATGATTTTTCATGTTCTAGTTCTTCACTTAGTTCAATCATTGATCTATGTAGATTCTTGCACTTAAGATATTTAGCTCTTAATCGATCTTTGTTTTCATGTGTTTCGATAACTTGTAAATCTTGTTCAACTTGTTTAACGAATGCATCTATAGTATCTTTATAAGACTTCATAGATGCGCTTAATGTAATATTGATATTTAAATCATCAAACTTAACATATGCATCTAGGTCTTTATCTAGTGTGACTTCTGCATAATACGCAAGCACATCAGACTTAATCTTTTCTTTTTGTTTATCTTCAACTAGATCAATTGCATCTTTAAGTTTTGTATCAGCTTCTTCGTACTTAGATTTAATATGTTGTTTGTATGCTTCTTCAAACTGATTATATGGATTTAAAACAATACTTTTAATGTTCTTACGGTCTGTTTCAAATGCTGCTAATTCTTTCTTTAAATCCGCTCTAACAAGTTTCAATTTGCTCTTGTTATCTTCTGTTGGTTCTAACTTATCAAGGTTTAATTTTTTAAGTTTAATATCAACATCTTTACCTATTGATTCAACCTTACTATATTCAATAACAGGTTTTTGCTTAACTGAAATTTCTTTTTTAGCTTCTTCAACAACTTCTGCTGTTACTTCAACTGCACCAGCGTTATGTAATTCTTTATCTAAAATATCATTAAATCCCACGTTTGTTACCTTCCTTTTCTTTTTTACAAGCATCACATATGCTCACGTTTGATTGTGGCCATGATGCTTTATTTTGTTTTTTGTGGTAATGTCCACATAAAGGACATTTATCAAGTCTTGCTTCTTCATGCATTTCATGTAATTCTTCTTTTTTAAAACTTTCAATTTTCACAATATATCTTCCTTTTCTTCATTTATGGTAAAATATATGTGATAACCTTCTTCTTTGCTTAGGTTATCATTTGCTCTGGTTACTTGTCTTGCTCGACAAGTAGCCTTTTTTTATTAATATATGATTCGATTTCCCCCTTTGAGTTAATTTGTCCTTCTGGATGAATTGGATATTTTTCTTTAATTTCACTCATTGTTGTGTAAACCCAATTCATATTGATAAAACCATTTGCTCTTAATCTTGTTAAAGCTGATATTGCTCTTGCTTTTAACATCCTATTACCTATTTCTACTTCTTCTTCGTTTGAAGGTATAAAATAACCAGTATTAGTTGATCCAATAATAATAGGAGTTTTAAGAGTAAGATATTGAATAATTAATCTAACTATTCTATCGTTTACTTCTAAATGATTACATAAGTCAGTCATTGAACAATTTTTGTCTTTTAACCCATAATGATTATCATATAGATACTCAATAGCTTTTATGGTTAATAGTGGTTTAGGATTTGCAACTTCTTCATGTTGATCATAATCATCAATTGTCATTTGATATGCGCTCATTTGTTTACCCCCCAATAGAATTTTATTTGACTTTCAAATTTATGCGATTCACTAAAACTACATTCAAACCTAAGTGCATTTACACATAAATGATTTGTAACTTTAACATCATTGATTTGAACACCGTTCGTTTCGTTATCAGTCAGTAGTCTAAATGACATCCCCACTAATTCACTCTTGCTGGTTTCATATCCTAAAGTTTTCACTTCTTGAACACTTACACCTTTTTTACTCATGTGTGATATAGCTGCTTTCATGTATTCATTTTCTTTCATGTTAATTACCATTTTCACGACAATCCGGACAAATTAACTTGTCATGATCATATCTTGCTCTTACAGCTAAATCTTCATTTACATAATCCCCACATACATCACAAATAATAATTTCACCATTATCTAGTTTTTCTATAAATGCGTGTGTATGTTTAGCATTGCCTGGTCTTAAACCTTCTTCTTCACAGTAGTTTTTGTACAAGCCGAAATCTTCTGACATTTTTTGATCTCCTTTGCTTTTTGGTTTTCTCTATATGCTAATGCTTTGTTACATATAGATTGGTTTGCTCTGGTACTATTTAACATATTATCTTCCTCCTTCTTATATTGATCTTCTATATACTGGTTTGCTATCCAGTCTATAAGTTTTGATGATGGAATCTTATTCATTGAACTAACATTAATATTTTTTGCTCTGGTACTATTTGCTCTCATACTATTGTTCCTTGAATAAATAATCGTATGAGTGGTGGTTTCCAAATATATCTTTTTTAATTTTCTCTATCTCTCTTGTTCCAAATGTTGTCTTTCCTTCTAGCTTGTTAGTTACCGTGTTCCTAGATACATTTAATATTTTTGCTAGTTCTTTATAAGAAACCCCAATTCTTTTTAGTTCAGCTTTTAGATTTACGTAAGGCATAAGTTCACCCCCTTCATTATTGTTTTGGATAACGCGTTTGCGTAATTTATGTCTATTATATATGCGTAATGCGTATTTGTCAACACTTTATGCATTGTTTTTTTTTCGTTTGCATAATTTTATTTACATTTGCGTTATTTTCGTATATAATTGAGTTATGAAGAAAGGTGGTATTTTTATGGATATTTATGATCGTATTGCTAAAGAACTGCAATTGCAGAATAAGTCCAGAAAAGACTTAAGTGATGGTACTGGTGTTCCATACACAACTATTTCCAGCTTATTTCAGCGCAGATCAAAAAACATGAGATTAGATACTCTTAAGTTGATCGCAAATTATTTGGATGTATCTCTTGAATGGCTACTAGAGGGTGGCGATAAAGAACAAATGAATAATGATGTCATCGAACAAGAAATAATGACATTAACACAAAGACTCTCGCTTAAGAATAAAGCAAAAGTTTTATTATACATAAATGATTTATTGGATGGGAAGGAATAAACTATGATTTACGATTCAATGGTTTCACTATTCATTTACATTCTTGGTATTTCAGGTATATTATCCGGACTTGAACAACATTTGAAAAACGAAGATTTTCTATTTAAAAAACTCTTATTGTATTATTTTGTAATAGTAAGCCCTATTTATTTCTTTGCAAATAATATTCTTTATGATTTTTTTCCATATGTAATTACATCTTTAGGTCTCTTTGTATTAACAATATTTGTTACTACTCATGTTTTTTGGTTGCACTTAAAAAAAATCAGAGGACAAAAAAATGAATAAAGCTGTAATATACGCAAGGTACTCATCGGATAAACAACGTACCGAATCGATAGAAGGTCAATTATTGGTTTGTCATGAATTTGCCAAAAAATATGAATTAGACATTATAAAAGAATATATCGATAAAGCAAAATCAGCAAAAAACGATTCAAGATTAGCTTTTCAAAATATGATCTATGAAGCTAAGCTTGGTTTGTTTTCACATGTGATAGTTTATAAAACCGATAGATTTGCAAGAAAAGAAAGAGATGCCATCATTTATGAAGATCAACTAAATTCTCTTGGAATAACAGTCTTATATGCCTCACAACCATTCTTAAATAATCAAGGTGGAAGAATAGTAAAAGCTATTTTTAGAGTTCAGGATGAACAATACCTTGAATACTTGTCAGAAAGAACTAAACTTGGATTAAGAGTTAATTTTGAAAAGGGTTATGCAACTAATGCTCGTATGCCTGCTGGGTATAAAGTAGTAAATAAAAAAATCGTAATTGATTCAGAATTTGAGTTTGTACCTAAAACTATCTTTGAGATGTATGCAAATGAAATTTCAAATCAAGATATAATAGATAAATTGATAGATATGGGATATAGAAAAATTCACTCATCAACTATCGTATCTACAATTAAAAATAAAAAATATATTGGAACATTAATCTTTGAAGGTAAGGAATATCCTAATAAGATTGAACCTATTATTTCTGAAGAATTGTTTGAAAGAGCTAATAAAGTATTAAAAAACAAAAAAGGTGCTAGACCTAGAGCTAAAGAAAAATATCTATTGAGTGGTTATGTATTTAATGCTAAAGGCAGTCCATATATTGGAACTTCGGCAACATCTAGAAACGGTAAAACACATAGGTATTATCATCAAGGAAAGCACTACATAAAAAAATCAATATTAGAAAATGCTGTCATAAAAGAAATATTGAGAGTTATTTCTAGCGAATCAGAGCAACTATCAAACCAAATATTTAAGAAGATACAATCATCTCAAGTATCTAATGATAAGAATCTTGAAATAAAAAAAAATATCAAGAAAATTGAATATGAACTTGATAATATAGTCAACGCTATAAAGCAAGGATTGTTTAGTGAGTCTCTAAAAAATGAAGCTACGCGACTTGAAAAACAAAAGAACACATATCAGATAGAGTTAAAATCTATAAATAGATACTCATTATCTAAGGAAGATGTGCTTGATTTCATACGTAATATAAAAAAAAGACATCTTACTGAGGACAGCAAGACATCTTTAGTACAAATGTTCTTAGATAAAGTCATTATTCACGATGGTAATGGATATTTGTGGTTCAATATTACAGGTGAAACCATAAGTTTTGAAGATGTTCTTATGGCATTAAGTAATGGTCCCATTAAACTTCACCATACGAACATTGAGATTGACACTTCGAAGTATATTTATATATATTCTGCATTTGAAATAGAAAAAAGAGCCTTTAGTTAGGCTCTTTTATATATAATTTAATAGTGTTTCTAATTGCGTTTTGCTGACACTTTGTGATCTAACATATGGTTCAAGGTTCATAGTTGTATAGTCTTGTGCATATCCTAGATAACCCATGATGAGCGCTTTTTGTTGAACTGTCAGCCCCATACGATTTAGCATCATTTTGATTTTGATCTTCTTAGAACCATTCACAACGCTACCATATTGATAATCAGCATTGATTGTATTTGAATACGCTTTAATAATGGCAAGTTTTTCTGCTGCTACATAGTTTGCTACAGCTCCAAATGACCCAGAATATTCTTCACCAGTGAGATTTTCTTTTGCTAAATTATACTGATAATCATAAACATACTTAATTGCTTTAGCTTTACCTTCATCAGACAATGTCCTAAACGCCCCTATTTTGCTTATAGAATTGACTTTAGCATCAGCTTGATTATAGATGCCTTTAAACTCTTTGAACTGTTTCTGCGTTAATTTAACGTTCTCATCATCAATGACAATTGTGTCCATAACGGCTCTAGGCATAACACTATATCCTTCTTTATATAGTGAGGTTATTAAATCTTTTGTTTTTGGATCAGTAACTGTGACATTTTTTTCTCTAAACATCATATCTATAATGGTATCAGCTAGCTTATCATCACCTTTTTCAATTGCTTTTTCTAAGTCTTTTGTATAGGTTTGTTTAAAAAAGTTATCTTCATACTTATAAACCATTGATTCATTAAACTTCTCTAAGATGCCTTTCGTATATGTTTCTAGATTTTTTAATGGTACACCAAACGTTTGTGATATACCTAAAATAAGTTGTCTTGAATCACGTTTGAAATCTTTGCCATCATATGCTTCTTTTCCAAATATACCATTGCTAACTATATTGCTCAAAGAAGTAAATCCCTTATACATGTTATTCACACCAGTTTCGTACATGTTAGTAAGTTCATAACCTTGCCATAATGAATAGAAATCTCTAAATATTGGAAAGATACCAATAAAATGTCCAGCTAATTCTTGAAGTGCTGATTCCCACCATTCCTCTTCATCATCATCACCAAACTTGATCCACTTGAATGTCATTCCAACCATTGTTAAGAATAATGCATTTAATGTTATAGACATACCATAATGCTTAGCTTCAGCATTTGCTTCTTTAAGTAAATCTGCATCACCTAGTTTTTTTGCTATCTTAATTTTCTCAATAGATCCAGCTAATTGCGAAAATACTTGTAATGGTTCAGATGCAAACATTGTAATTGATTGAAGTAGTGAACTTTGAGTTCTTAGTATATCTGGTCGATATAATGGACTCCAGTTTGCTTGAGTTTTCATAACAGCTAATTCAGTTAATTTTGCTGCAGCTTTATAATGTTCTTCACTATAGTCTGCATAGTCCTTACTCTTTGTTTGTTCTAATGATGCATTCCACACTGAACCAACAACTAAGTTATCGATCATTCCAATTGGTTTTGTTGTTAAATCAGTGAGTTTATCTACATGTCCTAATAATCCAGCATCACGTTTCAATAACCCTACATCAACGTTATTACCATCTCTAGCTCTATCATATAACATAGGTGAATACTTATATAAATTATCATAATCTGTTTTGCCAACTATTCCCTGGCCTAATCCTTTGACTAGATGTCTATATTTGATACCAACACCACCAGCAGCCCATAATGATGCAAACTGTGTAGTCCATACTTTTGGATTTAATCCTAATGCAGCTCTTGCCCACCAACCACGTATCTTACCAAAGTTTCTATCAAATGTTGATAGTTCTACTCTTGCACCTTGTATATCTTGAAGTAATTTACCAACATATTTTTGGAAGTTTGGATCAACCTTAGCTACTTCAGTTTTAACTGTTTTGCTATTGTCTAGTTTCTTATTCCAAACACGATTAAATGATTTAATAGGTATTGCTAAACCATAATATGCTGACATTTGTTGTGTATGTCTTTCTACTACATCAAGTACGTTTTCAATAACAACCTTATTATTAGCATTTCTTTTAACTGCTTTATTAAATGATGCACTATAAACACTAAATAGATTGTTAAAATCACCATTTGCATCACCAATTTGCTTATATAAAACATCATCAGATACTCTAATCGGAAAATATTTACCTTCTTCAACATTAGTCACGCCAAACAACTTAACATCGGTATCAGTTTTTGCATTTTTAGATAGTTCATTAAAGAATTGTTCAGTAAGTTTGATGTACTCTAACTCAAGTTCAGTAAACTTTATGTTATTGACATCAGCAAATGTGATCGATGTATCTTTGCCTTGATTAACTGATTCGGATTGTCTATGTTGTTTTGCTAGTTTCTCATTAGCAATTCTAATATTTCCAGAGACTTCATTGATATTGAACAAATGCGTTTGTGCTTGTTCGCGTTGTGCTAACATATGCAGCGCAATTAATTGTCCACGTGATACTTCTACGCCATTAATAACACTAGTTGCATCTCTCCATGTGTCAATTACTTTTCTATGTTTCTTAAAGAATTCTTTATAATGTTCAGCAACATCACGTTTAAATTCTGCTTGTTTACTAACACCTTCATGAAGTTCGCGATATACTTTAAAGAAATAACCATCTTTTTTGAAATTAGATAAACGTTCAAATCTCCAAATAGGTGATTCTATCCATCTTTTATAAGTTCCCAATGGTTTTTGTGGCACTGGTATTGTTTCTTGTGATTCAAAAACTGCTTTTTCAACTAATTCTTTCATGCTTTGTTCTTTACCTTCAAAGAAAACTTTATCGTAATTTTTAACATTGAATATAAAGTTAGTTAGTATTTGATCGATTGCATCAAAATCACTAGCTGTAAGTTGACCTTCGCCAGTAGTTATTTGTTGAATCAAATCAGCGTATGGATTGTCTGCACCAAACGTTTCATCGTTATTCATTTTATGATACAAGTTGTACAGTGGTATTTTCTTGCCGTTTTCATCTACTACTAATGATGAATATTTTCTAAAAATATCTCTTACTGCATTTGCACTTGCTAAATTACCACGCCATGTCTTGATTTTACGTAGCATTTTGACCATAGAAACGATTTCTTTTGATAATGGTATATCTTCTACTGATTGATACTTTTCAAGCGCTGATACCCTATCAATAGTCTTAAACATTTTACTAACAGCAAAACTCATTTGTCTAGCATCAGCAAGTCTAGTCTTAAGATTTTTAACAATGCCTTGATATTTAGTGATCTCTTTATTTAAAACAGTTGCTTTACCATAATTATCCCATGCACTTAACACTTCTCTAACTATGTTGTTCTTTAATTCCAGGTACTCAGATGAGCTTATCTCACTACGTAATTCTTTGGCAGTTGTTTTTAAGTTTTCTTGAGCTTGTTTGTACTTAGTATGTAGATCAACAAATAGTTCAGCACCTGTATTACCTTCTAAAAAGATACCCATGTCTTTTAATTCTAGTGCAATTGTTTCAATATCAATACCAGCGTTGTTTTTTCTTTTACCCCATGTTTGAAGTGGACTATTGTCTTTACCAAAATGGTTTTTTATGTCACCTTTAAGGCTATCAATGATGATTTGTCCTTTATATCCCTTAACAAAATTGATGAATTCTACATCCATTCTTGTCATGTCATTAGAATATATATCTTCAGCTATTGCATTTTCAATAACATATTTAGCAATATCTAAAGCAACTCTACCACGTTGACCTTCATCTTTAGAGTTAAGTTCAATCCACAGTTGTTCAATAACTTCTTTTCTATTCATAGAAGGAAGATCACCATCCATGTTTTCAAAGACCATGAACTCATTCAAGATAGTATTAACAACTTTCTCTGCATCTTTCTTGGTGTATTTTTTAGCTTTTGTATAGTCAGCTAGTTTTTTTGCTATTTGACCTTTTGAAAGTGAATATCTTTGATTCTTCTTTTCCTCTAATCTAACTTTTGCCTGTTCTTGTCTAACATATCGCATAGTGTCGCTTGAACTAAATGCATCATATACACCATTTGATATCCAACCACCGTTATCAATATCATTGACATCAACATTATTGTTTTTTATGATTTGAACATGAGTTAAACCACTTTTAGATGGTATGATTGATCCATCATTTAGTTGTATTGCTGGAACGCCATCATAATCGCTTATATCTTGGTTTAAGTCTATATTAGGATATTTCTTAATTAATGTGTCATCTTTCTTTGAATATCGCATATCATCTGATTTAGAAGGATTTTTATTCGTTGTTAATTTAACTTGATTCGGTTTAAAAATAGCGTAATTTTCTTGACCATTTTCAAACATTTTTATTGAATCATAACCCTCATCTTTAATATAATCAACTATAGATTTCTTTGCTTCTGCATCATAGGTCAATTCTAAATTAACCCAATTGTCTTGATTTGATAACTGAACAGTTTCTTGAGTAGTTTTATATGGACTAATTTCTTGAGTTTCAAACTCCCATGATGATGCATCATAACCAAAAGCTTCTTTATAACTTTCAGCATCCCATCTACCTTTTACAAGTCTAACTTTGGCTTTCTTACCTTTCAACAAATCTTCAATTTGACTTTCTGTAAGATACTTTAAATGATCAGCATGATAACCTCTAACATGAACTACGTTATTATCACTATCTATACCAATAAATCGATCGTTGTTATAGCCATATTTATCTTCACCAATAACTTCACCAAATTTAGCTTTATCAATCTGTTCTTTCTTCCACATAGGATCATCAACTACATTACCTAAAATAGCATCAACCCATTGCTTTCTTGTGTATTTTTTATTGTTAAAGCCCAAAGTCATGTTTTCTACATCAATTTTATCAACCAATGAAGCTACTAAGTCTGTATTTCTTGTATCAAATAGTTTTTCACCTTTTAAATATACTTCATATACCGAGATATCTGCATCCATTGCATTATCAAAAGATTTATCTTGAGCATATTCTTCAGCAAATTTTTCACTTGTTGAAAAGAAAAACATTTCACCTTTAAATGTATGAAATTTTTTAAATGGTGTGCCATGATACAAAGTTAATAGATTACCATCTTTATCGACAATTTGAGTATTTTTAAAAAATTCCTTTTGTTCATTGGTTAAATCGTTGCCTAAACTATCTTTTTCAATAGAATATCTTTTATTGTTGACTTTTGCATCTATTTGGCTTAAAATAGATTTATCAACTAGAGAGTTTAAACGGTTAGGATAGTTATTTCCGCTACGTTTAAATAATTCTCTAGTTTTTTCTTTGTTTATATACATGATTTTGTCAAAATTATTCATAATATATTTATCAAAGCCATCTCTGCCATAAATAGAGCTGATATGATTTGCTTCAATTTCAACCTTGTTTATTACACTTGTTGCATTATACTTAATAGGCATATATATAGGCGAACCATCAACATCAACCTTATCGCTCATGATGCCTATTTTATTATTTCCTAAATCAAATGCTATCATAGGATCACTTAAATCGTTTATCAGATCATTTTCTATATAGCTTAAAGGGATTGCATGTTTACCTTTATATGAATCTTTTGGAGTTGCTACTACATCTCTTAAGTGTTGTTGTGTTATAGATAAGACACCTCTTGATAGTCCTAAATCCTTTAAAAACTGTGGTGTAAAACCTAAGAATACAGATTCAGAGTTCAATAATTCATTAGCCATTGCTTTTCGTATTGATATTTTTCTTAAATCATCAATTGAATAACGTTTATTCTCTGTAGCAGCATTGTCTATATCACTGACTTTAATACCATCAGTTGGATTTTCTAATGCTTTAGCATATAACTTTTCAGCCTTTTTTAACATAGTTAAATAAGCACGTTCATCTTTGGACATGCTTTGAGTACTTGATAATTTCTTAACAGTTTTCTTAACCCAATTATATATTTTTTGAACAGTTGATCGTTCTTGTGATTCAACCATTCTATTGACTGTATCAGCATCTTTAAACAATACTTCTGATGTTGCATATGCTATATACTCAGTTAAAGCCACGTAATTTTTACCTAGCTGAGTTTTACCTTGATTAGCATATAGTTCTCGTATAGACTCTAAATCAATGCCTAAATCGTTTATTTTCGCTTTTAGTAGTTCATTAGATTTTGATTCGTTTAGTACAAAATCAGCAAACTTAGCATATTCTTTAGTTCCTTCAAGTGTATGTGTTAGTTCGTGAACAAATACTTCGCTAGGATTAGAGTTTTTTGATGATATAGCAATTGTTTTGGTATCAGCATCATAATATCCATTTGCATCTTCGCCACTACTAGTTTTTAGATCATCCGCTATTACAACACGATAACCTAACTTAGCACCTAATTGTAGTGTGCTTTTTTGTTGTTCATTTACCTTTTGAGCAATTTTAACATCTGGAAGTTTGCCTATTCTAGCTTGAGGTGTAGTTGCTTCTGAAGATACTTTATTAGTTTCAATAACACTACCATCTTCATTAAAGTATTGGTTTAATTGATAGTCTTTGATTCTGCTTGCTCTAGTTGCTTCATCCATTTTGACTAGTTTTTCGCTTAATGTTTTTTTAGCATTTGATAAATCTTCAATCGTACTATCTTTAGAAATACCACGCGAAAATTCTTTGGATACTTTTTTATCCAGATATCCGATTTCTTGAACATCACTCAAAATATCTGATTGTGGTGATTGCATCCTACCTAGAGTTCTACCATATGCAATTGATGTTAAACCACCAATAATAGCAGCTTGAAGTACAGCTTGTTTGTGATTTTCATCCCAAAACTTTGCATCTTCATTATAGGTCATTTTTTGCAACACAGGATTAACAAATTCAGCTAATGCTTCTTCTAAACCTTCACCTGCAACATCAAATGCTAACTTAGCTACTTTTGATTTGTTGACAATTCTTAAAGTGTTATCTAGCATACCTTTACCAAAGATATTTGTAGTAAGTCCACCAAATAGACTTTCAGTTAAAAGTTCTACACCACCACTTAATCCACCGTATGATGCAGCTTGATTAAATGTTGCACCTTCGTTTAATGCTTGTTCTGTTGATCCACCTGCAGCACTTGCAAAAAATGTCGCTCTAGATATAGCTGTAGCAGCTTTAGCAGATAGTCCAAACGCTCCTGCTACTTGACCACTTAATAGCGCTGGTATCATTCCACCAACTGCTTGAGCAGTCCCACGAACAATATCTTGTCCACCTTGCCCCATATCATTGATATATGATCCTTGAAGTTGTGTATTTTGATATGTATTTGCTGCTTGAATAAATTCAGATTCTTGTGCGACTACATCTTGTATGCTTTGTTTAAATCTTTTGTCAAACATACCACCAACTAGACCAACAGTAGTCAGTGCAGTATCTTTAATACTCTCTAATCTACTTGCTGTACCTATAATTATTTGATTCATTAAATCTTCAAACGTTTGTTCTACTTTATCAAAAACATTATTTGATTCTTCTTTCGTAAATTGCGATTGGAATCCTTTCATTTTTCTATCTCCTATTCAGTTTCTTGATAACCATATGATGCACTTTGTGACAGCGCTTCTATATAGGTTTCTATGTATTTTCTATTTTCTTTAGGAATGCCTAATGTATTCATATACTTCATTAACTCTTGTCTAATTTGCCCAGAGTTCACTTTTTGATTTGCTGGTATATTACCAAGCAATTGTCCAAAATATCCTTCTAGTGATGATTGAGCGTTTTGAAGAACAGCCATATCAGTGTTATATTGTCTTTCATCTTGCACCATTGCACCTTGATACATTCTTTGATCCGCTGTTAATTGTTGTTCATATGCTCTTTGATTCTCAGTTTGAAGGTTTTGAAAGTTAGTTGCAGCTTGAGTTTTATAAAGATCAGATGTTTGTTGTTGCTTCGTACTTTGAATTGCACCTAGATTATTTTGATATTGATTGCCAAGATATACTGCATCACTAGGATTTAAACCTTGTTGACCATATGCACTGTTAACCATACCTAAATACTTTTGCATCTTTTGATTAAGTATAAAAGCTTGTTGCTGTTGTGCTAATGCTTCTTGATTAATCTCTTGCTTCTGTGTTTGGTACATGTTCGATTGAATCGTTTGCATCTGACTTTTCGTTTCCGTTTGTTTCTTTTGACTCTCTTCCAGTGTCTTTTGATAATCCTGGATTGTCGCTTTTGCCATCACTTTCATCTCCTTCATTTGGTTTTTTAAAACCTATGTTTAATCTTTGTTCTATTGATTTGTCTTTATATGTGTTATAGAACTTATCTAGTCTGTTGATCTTATTAATCATTCTTCCTCTTAATCTATTCACAATGAATAAATAAGCAAACAACATACTTATTAATCCTAAAGAAAGTGCAATTGCTAATTGGATAAATCTATAGATCAAGTCAGCTCTTTCAAAATCTTTAATTAGTTCATACGTGTAATACCCTAAGACTATTGCAATACCTACACTAGATACTGCACTAAACAATGATCTAGTAAACATGTATTGTCTTTCAGTCGGCCCTAGATAATTTGGATCTTCTTCAGCAGTTTCATCTGATGTTAAATCATCAAACTGAAGCATGGTTACATTCGCATATATAGCATTATTTAAGGCGTTGTTCTTCTTTTTAACACGTTTTAACTCTTGTTTAGACATTTCATCCTTAATGACATAAAAGTTCTCTAGAAACCTTCCTTGTTCATCAAAATGGTCTGAATACACTAGCCCTACTTTTGAAAGCACTCTTGTTCTAACTTTCTTTAATGCACTTTCGTTTTCACCTAAGATAAATTCTTCAGCAAATGGAGTTAGTGGACTTACTTTTTCGACAGTTTCACCAAATAATTCTTCAGTACCTACAAACTTCTTATTTGATTTACCTAATAATAGACCTTGAACTCTCAATAGCGTTGTGATTGAGTATGTAAGAATGAACACAAATAGTCCTTCACCAATAATTTCAATGACTGATTTACCAGTTTCGGTTAGATCGATATAACCCCATAAGATATATGCAATTGCTACAAACAATGCACCTATAAACCCTATTAGATTAAATATCAAATTCGTTGTTGTACTTAAACTAAACTTATTATCGTTCATACTCTACGTGTTCCTTTCTTTTCTTCCATTTTTGATGTTATTGCTTCAGCTAGATCGTTAGTGTCTTTCTTCTTTGCAATTCTTTTAACTTGTGGTTGTATAAGTATTACATCACCTAATCGACCAGTTGTTGCAAAGAATAGTAAGGTTACTAGATCAGCTATGATAGCTTGCATCAACCATGCTATTGCTAGTGCTATGACAAGTCCAGTAACACCTTTAGGTATGTTCATCTTACCTAGTGCCATTAAGATTGTTATAACAGCAACTGAAGTACCACCAATACCTAATTTAACGGTTTCAACTACATCAGGAGAATAATTATCGAAATTCAATCCGACATAAATACCTAGTGGAAGAAAACTTATTAACCATCCACTAAGTTGTAGAAGTCGTTTTTTCATCCGATTCACCTACTTTTAAAACCTTATTAGCTACACCGTTTTTAATCAAGTTTGGATCATTAAGAACCATGACATCTATTTTCTTAACTAAGATATCAACAGATGATTTAATCTTAATAGCTTCTTTCACTTCAACCCTTAAGGCTGATATCTCTTGCTTCAGTTCAATATTTTCTGTTTTCATATCAAGAACTGTTGATTTGATTTGACTTGTAGATGTAGTTACACTGTTTACATTGGTTGCAGCTTTAGAAAAGGTTTCAGTTGCATTAGCAATCAAGGTTTCAAATATCTTGTTAAATACATCTTGCTTGCCTAATACCAGTGCAATACCAATCAAAGTTGATATAACAGTCGGCATAGCTTTTTCAATGATTACACCCCAATCTGCATCAACTTGTATTTGTTGCGTGATAATAAAAGTAATAATGTTACTTCCTATCAGTGCAAGAAGCAATGCACCAATCTTATAGAATTTACTTTTTTCGTTCATAATTCATTCTCCTCTTTATTGATTTGTAAACCAGTAATAACCACAGTCAGCATATGTTGATGGTTTCGTGATTAATCTTCTATGATAAACTCTGATTACATGTCCTACTGCATAATTTCCAGGTGGATTTGCACCAGTTAACCATGTATCTAACTCTGCTGATGTAAAACATGATTGTCCTACAAGTGTAGATTTTGTAACAGTTGTGTCATAAGCGTATGTTGTTGGTGATAATGAAGCACCACTTAATACCCAATTAGTTCCACCAGCACTTTGTGTAGTGTTGTATTTATTTACTACTGCTGATAAATTACCATCTGCAACAAATATAAAGTAAACATTATAACCAGTACCAGCACTTAATCCAGTAAATGTTATAAATGTAGCTCCATAAGCTTCAATAACTACCGAATTTGCATCTGGTGGTGAAGAAGTATGTTCATAATAACAAGTCACTGGAAACGGATTTGTATTCTCTACATAATAGACTAAAGTTGATTGTGAATTTTCTTCATATGTAATATCACCAGTGTTTAAAACTGGTTGAGCTGCCCACCTTGCATATAGTGTATGATCTAATGCCTCATTTACAATATCATTTTCATGTACTGTAGAACCACCACTTATAGCAGTTTGCCATCCTGTAAATTCATAGTATGCTTTAGTTGAATCTGGAAGTGTTCCATATTGTTCACCAAAATACACTAATTTATTACTAACTGCACTTCCACCTTGTTCATCAAAATTAACAGTCATTTGTGAAAACACTGGGCTTGAACCTTTAAATACTTTTATTGGTGTAGTGCCTTTTATGTTATTAAATATCTTTGTTGTTCCTTTGTATATTGACATCTACATCACCTACGCTGTCACAAAGTAAATTGTGTTTGAACTTTTAGTTCCAATAGCGTTGTATTCTGATAATGTACCTGTCCAAAATCTAGTATTAACAGATGCTCTTGTTTCTTTAACTCCTGCAACATACTTATTAACATCAGCAACATTATCAACATTTTCTAAACCAACATCAGAAGCAGTAACCCCAGCTCTCACCTCTGCCAACGTATTACCATCCAATAAACTACTATCAGCAGCTTTTGCTAACTTACCTAAATACAATGCATCATTATAAGCTTTGTGAGTAGCATCATGTGGTGCTGGTGTATAATCTGCTGGCTTACCATCTAGATGATCCCAATGAGAACGTAGATAAATAAGACTATCTGTGTTATTAAAATATCCATCTATCTTTTCTCTTAACTCTAAATTCTTTGCCATTAGAATCCACCTTTACTTATTATTCTGTTAAAAATAATGCTAATGCTCCTTCAGCATGTGCTGCATTTGCTGTTGCTGCATCTGTTGATATACCGTTATATATTTTTAAACCTGCAAAATAATTAATCATTGTTTTAACTACATTTGGTGCAGCTGGTTTAGTAGCACTTTGCGCTGTTTTCCAGTCTGCTTCTAGTGATACATCAGCTAATTGAACCACACCTTTTTGAGAAGTTGATCCAGTTTGAATATCTTCTTTTGAAACTGCTGTAACGTGGCCTAAGCTATTAACTGTGATACTAGCTAGTTTTTCAAGTCCGCCAGCCGTAATGGTTGTATTTGCTCCATCTGTAGCATGTATGTATTTATTAGCTCCTGCTTCAATACCGTTTAATTTCTTAACCATACCAGCAGACATTAGACCTTGTGCTTCTTCAGTTGCAATATCATATGATACGTTTACAACGCCCCAAATATGTTGTGATGCATTTGCTTCTGATTTATAATGTGCTACTTCACCACTGCCAAATAGATTATCTGGATAGCCACCTGGAACGACTTCTTCTAATCGCCAATATGTATATCCATATGAAGTTACGCCATCATTATCTTCTAATCTCATGCAATAATCGCCATTGTTTGTTGTCCATCTACTATTAGTACCCATCCATACACTTGCTGCATCATATTTATCTGGTAAACTTCCACCACCAATATTAATTACCTTTTGCACTTTGTTAGCTGAACTATCATAATCCGCTTGATCAGTTTTTGCCCATCTATAACCAGTAACTACTGCACTTACGTTAGCAGCTGTTGGAACAACTTCTGACATTTCTGCAATACTACCGAAAATATTCTTTCCGACTGTATCATAAACATCTATAGCAACTTCACCCCATACATATGCAGTGCCTTGTTTAATATAAAATAAATGGTCGCCATTTTCTAAGGTAACTGAATCACCAGCTGGAAGCCCATCATCACTGTATTGAATGATATGGTTAGCATAGTTTGATATAACACGTTTGCCTTGCGAAATCAGGTAACTACCAGGATATAGAGTAGTTTCATTGTCATGATAAACTGCAATCAAGTCTAGTGCATCATCTAAACTGATATCAGCTGTGATAACACCAGATAATTTCTTTGTTTCTAACAATGCAGATGGAATCAATCCAAGTGAAAACTTATCGTTTGAATCTAGTAATCCATCAACTTGATCGATATGTGTTCTAATATATATTAAACTGTTGGTATTATTAAAATCACCTGCTATGTTTTCTCTTAATTCAAGATTTTTAGCCATTTTACTTCACATCCTTTTCCATATATTCATTCAAATCAATTGCTTGTCCTAATGTACCAGACATAATTTTAAGTAAGTTTCCATATTGTGAGATATACTTACTAAACATCTTTGATCGTTCTTCGAGTAATTTCTTACATGCTTGAAGTTCGCTTTGTAGTTTAGCTACATCTTTTGGATCAACCACTTCAGAAGCTGATTTAAAACGTTCAACTTCTTTTTCTTTGACTTCAATCAGTCCTTTTAGACTCTTAATTTCTTGTGAGTGCTTTTCTTTTAGGTCTGATATTTCTTTCATGTACTTACTTCTTACTTCTGATACTTGCTTTGTAACGCTAGAGGATGAAGTGTTATATAATCCTTTGTTTTCATCAAGAAGTTCATTAATTCTCTTATCTCTTGCCTCTATCGTTGTCTTTTGACTTTCTATGGTCTGAACTAATTCAGCTTTGGTTCTTTTCATTAAATCCATAATTTTCTCCTAATCTACTCTATTTGTAGTTTTACCCCAATATATAATATTAGGATTTGTTGGTGGTTCTTCACCAATATGTATTTGACTAGCTGATACCCCTAATACTGACATTAAGATATCTTCTAATTCAGAGTTAATTTGTTCAACAATCGCATTGATTTCTTCCATGACCTTGCGATTTGCTTGATACATTCTTCTTTTTATAACATCTGGACTATATCCAGCTCTTGAAGGATCATCTGGTAAAGTTTTAACAGTACCCTTCTCAATTAAATCCATTGTGTATTCGGTTATTTTTTTAACAGCCATTCTATCTCATCCCTTTGTTCATTTGATTGATCTTATACAATATAGATAGATTGTTAATCACTGCACTAGTTGGTGTTTCACTACCGATTTTAAATATGATGAAATTAAAGTCTTTTTCTTTGATTCTCTTTGTAAAACTAGATGCTATTGCTGTTAAGAAAGTAAAGTTATTAAAGTCTATATCATCAAATGTAAACGATTTGAAGTTAAGGCTTTGGATATTTCTTGAAATGTTTCTTGTATCAAATCCAAACTTGATTTCACCGGTTGTAGATGCATCAGCACTTACAGTCATTGCAAACAATGTTTTTGCGTACATACTTGATCCTAAATCAAATATTGGACTATACCATACCATGCGTACTGGTTCATGAATCACAATTGTAAATGTAATTGGATCCAGGGTATAGTTTACTAACGATACTGGTTCACCTTCTACATATGATTTAAGTTGAAATTTAGAATTTACTTCATCAACATTGGTTGTGAACATCTTCTTATTAAGTAGATGCAACAAGACATCAAATCCTTGTGTCGGTGTTATCGCTTGACCAAGTACATTAACTAAACTAAACTGATCATAAGCTACATTTACAACAGTATATTTCGTACCTTCATTTAATCCACTTGCTTCATCTCTTATATAGATTTCTAACCCATCTTCTAAGATACTGTCAATCGGATAACTTACTGTTATAACACCAGTTTCAACTGTCATAGCTGATTTTGGTATAAGCAACATATAACAATCTGCATATATCTCATCATCTTCTTTAACTGGTATTGCTTCGTTATACACTAAATAATTATCTTGTAACGTTAGCGTAACATCACCTTGTTCAGCTTTAATGAGTGTTCTATCTGAAAATAGATCATCAAACTTGCAAATTCTACCTTCATCAGTTCCAAAATACAACTCATTATCTTTGACTAACCATGAACTAACTGAAATGTTATCCCAATAAAACCATTCATAATTGAATGTATCATCCATGTTTCCAGCACTTCTAAATCGTGCATCAGCTACATAGACTTGATCTTCGACTGCCATATACAATCTATTATCAAAAACGATTGAAATAGCTTTGGATATGTTTTCACCTTCAAGATGTTTATTAATAAACTGACTTCTTTCTCTTACATGTCTAGATTCAACAGATACGTTTTCACCAAGTGTAACCGCATATACTCCTTCAACTGCTAAGAATAAGTTATCACCAGATAGATTTGCTATGCTTTGTTTAGCATCACATCCTATGTTGACATCAATTGCTTTATCAAATAGTCTATAGCGTGTTTCTACGTTGGTTTCATCAACTGATAGTGTCATGGTTCTAAAATATAATCTAGATTCATATGATTTGCTATCTTTGTATATTACTAACGCTGTATCAGACAATCGAGAATAGCCTACAATCGGATTTGTTTTATCTCCTACATAGTTTATGTATATATCTGGAAAGTAGCTAAAATCATAAGGCATTGAGTACTGTTCTATAGCTCCGTTTGCTAAGAACAACTGATTTGTTGTACCATTGACACCAAATACAATTCCTATACTTGCATTTTGAATATTTTTATCATCGATCACATCACTTGATTCAAAAGTAACTGTTATATTATCAGCACCTTCTAATGGTGGTTCAGTGGTTTCATAAATTGTAATGTTTTGATAAACTCCACTATCTGGCGTTGCTTTTATTACTCTTAATCTCCAATATGAAGATAGATTTTCTACCCCAATTAATGGTGTGTATTCAATTCTTACAGCAACACTACCACTATTACTTGCATATAAGTTTTCAGTTGGTGGATATAAACCATTTACTAATGCAACATCTACTGCAGTTGCTATACCAGAGATATCATGATATAGCTGTGTTTTAGCGTTTAAATAATCTGATCTTGTTGTTTGTTCCCAATAATAGACTGCTTCAGTTCCTTTTTTAACACGTTCAATGATCCCTTTAGCATTACCTACTATGAATTCGGTTTCGCTTATATCAAATAAATAATCTTCTACTCCAGCTTGATTTGGATATGTTTTGTACTTTTTATATGCTAGTGATGTTCCATCCCAATGTTCTATATCGACTAACACTTCAGTAAGAACACTGTCTATCTCTCTAACACCACTGTCAAGTTCCCATTTAAGATTAGCTACATTTCTACCAATTAAAGTGTTTTTGCGTGTCTTTGTTAGCAAATTAACAGGGTCTAAACTTGCTCTTGAGATGATTTCACTTAAACTATCATCTATTGATATTGTTGTTGTTGGTACAGTAGCATGATTTCTTACTTCATCTATCACATATATTGCATTGTTATTATCATCAATTCCATCTTGATAGAACACTAAATACTTACCTAATCCCACGATATACACTTTATCGTTCATTGGATAAAATGTAATTCGTTCATCAGTTTTAGCAGCAATGGTATATAACGTTTCATATGTAAGGTCATTATTCACACGATATAGCTTATCCCCAGCTCTAACGATCATGAAATCATCTGTTAATGATTTGTAATGATACATACCCTTAATTGGTTTATCTATAAAACGTATTTGCTCAATCCATCCTGGTCTTTTCTTTAGCGTTCCATAATCACTAATGAAATTGACCCCACTTACAGCCCTTCTTTGATTTACTTTTAAAGGACTTGTTGTGAAATCTATACCTAAGAACCCACTTATTTCAAAATATTTACGATCTTTCACTTAATTCACCTTCATTCATACACATCAACTACAGTTTTTTGTCTTACCTCTGGTTCTTTATACATTCTTGCTAATGCTGCTTCAAACATGCCTCTAGCCATTGATGCCATTTGTGGCTCATCTTCTTCTATAAGTTCTGATTTAATAAAGTAAGGTATGATTCTAGCTAAATCATCTTCTATTTGTATGACTGCTGTATCTATTTCAGTTGTGATGTATGGAAGTTTTTCATAATATACTAAACGATAAACGCCTTCTCTATTTGGTATGATTAGCGTTCTTCCTTCTAGTTCATACTCAACGCTAGATTGATATCCATAATCATCTGTGTATGTAATTCTATTGATATAATCTACATTTTCATAATCTTCACCATCTAGATCAATAAACAATAGTGATTCTTCTGAGACACCTTTATCTATCTCTAGTGATTTGATTGGTTGTTTAAAGTCGCTTCTAAGTCTATCAAAGCAACGATTGATTGATCCATTCATTGCTCTTAGATATTTACCATAATTATCATCAGTCAATAACGCATCTAGTGTATCTACTGAATAATCATTTTCGTAATCAGCAAACATAAGTTTCAATGATTCAATTTTTATTTCACCTAATTTTGTTGTTTTCATTCAATCGCTCCTATGATAAAAAGGAGACAAAATAAATTCATCTCCTTATTTTTAGATTTTTATGGTAAGTAAACTACGGCAACTTTTAAAGCTGCATTCCCAGTTAAGACAATCTTACCTTTGTCAGCACCAGTGATATTTTTGAAGAAACCACTTTCAATTGCAATCGCTTTTGTTTTACCAAAAGGAATTGAGAAAGCCGAATCAGCAATACCATATTCTGAATTACCGCCTTTGATCGTTAGATCATAGTTAGTAGTTTCAGAACTATTTTGGACTAAAATTGCAGAGTGGACATCTTTACCATCCCATGCTACTTCAGCACCATCTGTACCATCTAATGCTACGAATGTAACATCAGCACTAACTTTTTGAAATTCTTCTACCTTTACAGGTGTAATTACTGCTCTAGCCATGTAATATATCCTCCTCTATTAAAGTGCAGATGAGGCATACTTAACGTTAGCAACGATTACTTCTTTTGGATAGATAATCTTGCCATCAAAAAGTGTTAACCCTTTAACTGCATCACCGAACTTACCTTGAAGTCTTTCAGCTTCAACTTCCGCAAATGGATTTGCATATCCACATGCTTCTTGTGTCATGAATGGAATGTAATTGATTTCTGTTGTAGAATTCAATGTACCAGTCTTATACACGTGATTTGACAAGATGAATGTGATACCATTGTACTCACCTACATAACCATTCTTGATCATCTTAGAGTTGTTAGTATCAAGGTCAACATATGCTTGTTTTAAAAGTTTCTTAAAACGTGGTGTGATGATTGCATATAAATCGCCTAATCCTTCTTCATCAGCTTTTTGTTTGATATTGTCGATAACGCTTAGAATTGTTGACTTTTCTAAAGCTGGTTCAGAACCAGCAGCATAGAATTTCTTCGCTTCTGTCTTTGTACCAAACAATGATGCTAGATACTTGTCAATAACTACAGCCATCTTATATGCAGCTTTTTTACGGCCTTTACCTAAGATACCTTCGCCTTGTTTTGCAAGTTCTCTATCAATATCACCGATACCGAAGTAGAATGTTTTGACTTGTTCAATCTTCATTACTAGTGATACATCTTCTAGTGATTCAACTTCACCAGCACTAATAATGCCGTTTTTACTAGCTGGTGTGGAAATTGTTGGATCGCCTAATCCACTAAATACAATTTCATCACCTAATTTTTTAGCATCGCCTTCATATGCTTGATTGAAAGCTTGAGCGAATACTAATTTTTGTTCAATCTCATGCAAGAAATTTGCAGCATGAACAGTTGGTCTAAAGTTATTAAAACTCATAATCTATCTCTCCTAATTTTTATTTTTGTTGTAATACTCGATAGATTTATTCACTTTCTCTAAGTTTGCTTTAACTTCTTTTACGGACATTTTATCAATCTGATCCAGAGTGTATAATTCTTTAGGAGCAGCACCGCCACCAAGTGATCCTGGTGTTGCTTGTTGTTGTGCTAGCTTACGTGCAGCTTCTTCTTTTGCTTTCTTTTCAGCCTCTTCTTTGGCCTTATCTGTATCGGATTTATATTTTCCTACAAACTTTTGAAAATCTTCATAAATCTTAGTGAGAGGAACGTTTCCAATCTTACCTTCAGAGAATATAGCAAAATCTTCATCTTTTAACACATCATTAAGTTGAACTTCAGGGTGTGCAGTTCTAAAAGCTTCAATATCTTTTTGAGTATGCTCTTCTGCTTTTGTTCGTTCTTCTATTTGTTGTGCTTTTTCTTTGTTATATTTCTTTAAGTACTTGTGATAGTCAGTAATTGGATCTCCACCATCTTTTTCAATCTTTCGCATAATTTTAAACTCTTCTATATCATCTTCCGATTCAATAGGTTCGTTTGTATATGGATTGACATCATATAAATCTTTAATGGCATCTAATCTAGCCTTATCTATCGCTTCTTGTTTTTCACGTTCTCTACGTTTTCTTGCTTCTTCAGCATTACGTGCTTTTTCATCTTCAGCTTTCTTTTCATCTGCTAATCTCTTAGCTTCTGCTGCTTTTTCAGTTTCTACACGTTCAGCTTCTATTTGCTCTGGTGTCTTATCATCACCTTGTTGATTACCTTCTTGATGCTCTTGACCATCTCCAGCGGTAGATTGGTCGTTTGTTTGCGCTGGGTCTGCATTTGGATTAGTATTGTCTTCACCTTCTGCAAACATTTGTAATAATAGTTTTAACATATTGTCTCCTTGTGGATTTTTCCGCGTTACCTGCGATTTTTATATTATGCCTTATGGCTTAATACCTAATTCTTTGCTATTGCTTCTACTGACCACATTTTGGCTTGTTGCAAGTTTGTGATCGCTAATGATTTTTCTCTACTATCTGGTAGTTCACTTACAACATGAGCTACACATATAAATGCTTCACTGACTTTATCAACATTTCTCTTTTGTTCATCATTTAATATTTTGCTGTTGAATAGTTTGTCCACTGTCGCTTGATCCATCTTGTTTAGCTCCTCTCTTTGCTAATTCTTGTGCAAACAATTGTGCATCACCCATAGTTTCTTGAATTCGACCCATTGTCTTTTGTACCAAAGTTTCTAGTTCTAAGATTGTCATATTCAAGTTTCTATTAGTGTTTACCAATTGACTTGCTTGTGCTACTGCTTTATTTTGTTCCGACATTACTTCAGCAGCTTGTTGAAGTTGTAACTTCATTTGTTCATTTTCTTGAGTTAACATGACTATTTGTGATTGTTTTCTAAGTCTGATCTTCTCTAGAAGTTCTTCTTTATCACCTAGTAATTCATCTCCAGCCATATCAATGAGTTCTTCTAGTGTGATTTGACCACTTGATGCTAAGTTTTCTAACAATTGTAATCTTGTAATCTCACTATATGTAGTGCCAGCACCAGCTGTTGCAACTACATCAAACTTTTTATTTTGTATTTGTGATGGATCAAACTGATACTTAACATTATGTTTTTTACCATCATCACCATACTCATAAACTGTAAAACTTCTCTTTGTATAAAAGATTCTATAAAACAACATGAGTATAAGTGCTTGTTTTTCTTTAACACGCCAGAAACGCTGTCTAAGTTCTTCTAGTGGCATTCTAGCTTGTGATTGTAATGCACTTATTGCTGCACCACTCATATTTGACCCAATAACTTCACCACTCATGACTTCTGTTGCTCCTGTAGTTGTTCTAATAAGTGTCATTAATGCATCTACATATTGCATTCCATCTTGTGGTATGTTATTTACTGGTATTGGTTTGATACCCCAATCATTACCTTGTGTATGATCTGTGATAATTTGATTTGGCGCATTAGAAATTGTTTCTCCTTCTTGCAATGCACCTTTTTTCTTCATCCATCCACCCAATGACATATCTCTTCTTGCTTTGATTTGATATGCTATGTTCCGATTGATGATATCCTGGTTCTCAATAAGTGTTTCTACTTCACCAATGCCATAGATTGATTTATCTCTATATTCCCAGTTTCCAATAACAATAGGATATAAATTAAACTTGTATTCGTTTTTGTTTTCAATATCAGATTTAGTACCAGCTAATCCAGTTTCAGCTTCATCTTCTTCTTTGGATTCATGTTCTTCACCTTCTGATAACTTAGCCATTGCTCCTTGAACATCTGGTGTTAATGGTCTTTTCTTTTGAAATATAACTTCTTTAGTTGACTTCTCAAAGTACACTTGTCCATCAACTTTTGTATATTGTGTTAACACTGTGACATAATCAGTGCCTTTTTGTTCTTCTTCCATGTATGATGAATCTGATTGATCGGTTGTTACCAAATCCGGATCGATGCCTTCTGCTTTAGCTATGTCTTTAATAGCATCAAGTTCTTCACGTGATACAATAATGATCCATTTTTGCTTTTGCTCATCATAGTCTAGTGGATTAGCTACTCTTACATTAAGTGGTTCTAACAGTTCTACTTCTGCTCCACCTTGTGCTGTTGCATCATATCCTTCTTTATCTGGATTCCAATAGTAGTGATATACATATGTGCCTTTTTTAGCACCTTCTTCAACTGCTCTTGAATCTATATCTTTCATACGTAGTTCTTTTTCAATATATTCATGCCAAACATTAATTATTTTTGTATCAGTTCCATCTTCTGCATTGAACATGATCTTTACAGGTGTGCTTAATACACCAGCCTTTTTATTTCTTGCTACATATTTAGTTATATTAATGACTGGTCTAGGTAATGATTTAGTTCTTTCAGTTGCTGCTGGCCATTGATTACCTTCATAATACTTAACACATTTTGGTATTTTGTCTGTTAGTCCAAGAACATCTAGGTATGAAGAACTATTTTGATATCTTTCCCATATTTGAGTGATTTTTTGTTCTTTATCCATTGTCTTTTACCTTCTTATTTTCGCCATTTATCCATTCATCATAAATGTCTTGTTTATCTTTAGATGCTTCTAGTTCAGATATACCCATTGCTAGTCTTGCTCTATCAATGATTGGTTGGTTTTCATCAATGATTTTCTTCTGTGCTTTTAATACTTCAAAAACAACTGATTTCTTTTCATCTGTTCTACTGTATAGTTCATGAATTACCATTGCTACTTTTTCTTGTAAATCATCAACACGTTTAGTAAGTTGTTGATATTTCTTTTTGCTTAAAATTACCATTCATCAATACCGCCTTCCGTATCATTGTGTTTTTTACCAAAGAATTGCTCAATGATATCTATTTTCTCTTCTTCATGCACCATGTATGATGCTGATTGTTGATAACTTATCTTATGTGCTATCATTGTTGCCATGATCATGTCATCATGTTTACCTTCTTCAGCTTGTGCTTTACCATTCTTATCTCTAATGAACGTTAGCATCTCTTGAAGTGTTACTAAATCTTTGATGATATCCATTGTTTCTCTAATGGTGTCTTTAAATGATGAAATCATGTTAGGTCTTGTGATGTTTGTTGTTTTAAATCCTAGTTGATCCAATATTACTTTTGCTGTTGTGTCTAAATTCTCTCTAGAATATTGTCTAACTTGTAATTCCATCAATCTACGTGTTGGATATATTGAGTAGTTTGTTTCAATACCTACTAATGCATCATGATAATATTTGTGTAAACAGTAGATTTGTTCTGAATAAACACCTTCATCTTCTTTTTGCTTGCGATATATAGCTGCATCTGCTTTAGTGATGTTGTTAATGACTTTTGCAGTAAAATAATCTTCACCAGTTCCTGCAGTGTCACCACCAATAACATATGGTGCTCTTAGTGTCTTTCTATCTTCCTTCTTAACTTCTGGTTCTTCATAGATGAGTATTTCGCCTTTAGGATTATCTTCCCATTTGATCGTTTCATCTTTAACTCTTATAATGCCATCTGCATCTACATAGGTTTCATAGTTAAATCTACCTTGTTTAAGTGGTTTGATATGCTTTTTAACATGCTCAATTCTTGATATAACACGTTCGTTGTTAAATATTGAATCACCACTAGCTATAAATGCTTCTAATGGATTACATGGAAATTCTTGTTTAAACTTCTCTAGACTGTTGCCTGGTTCTTTTATCTTGTTTCTTCTCCAAGCCATTTGTTCTAGTGTGAGATCATATAAATCCATAATCTCTTTTTCATCACCATAAAGACCTATGTTTTGGTTTAATACAAAGTCAGTTGCATCTGCTACATATCCATCATCTTCAAACCATGCAGCAAAGAATGCTATATAACCATTCGTTCCATCAACTGCTCCATCCCATATATCTTTAAAGTAATCAAATCCATTAGCTGTTGATTCTAAGAACACATATGTATCTTCTTCATTTGGTACTGCTTGTAACAACCCATTTAATGTTTCTTCTTTATTCCCTGGCCAAAAGGCTACTTCTGAACAGTGTAAGAAATGAATTGTATCTGATCTACCAATACCAGTACCACCAGCTGTATATAAAACAATACTTGATTTTAAATCTTCATACTCTATTCCATAACCGTTATATGATTTGGTCTTAGGTTGAAGTTCTGGTATCAAGTTGTCATAATATCTTCTTGTCATTCTATAAAGGTTTCTTGTTGCTTCATCTTTATGCGTTACAATTGCCATACGCCTATTTTGTTGTGTTGATACATCCTTTACTCCAACACCTTCTATAAACGTTGAGAATCCCATTTGTCTTGCTTTTAAAACTATTACTCTTACAGGATTACCTAACTTCACTTGCTCTTTAATAGCTTCATATAATCTCAATTGAGGCTTGTTTAATCTAAATGGTATTAACTGACTCTTCTTATCGACTATCTTTAAATAGTTCTCTATGTATGCTAATGTGTTGATTGCCATTAAAACTTATCTCCAGCAAGTTTTTGAATAATATGATTTACATCAACTGATCCTTTGTGTTCTACTTCTTGTCTGTTATTCCATCTACTTGATGCTCTGTTTAACAAATAAAACTCAACTGCTCTTTGATTACCACTCTTAATGTTCTTCATTAGTTGTGATTCAACTTCTACAATAGCTATTTCACTATTAAGAAATAAGTTGTTTTTTAATGTTTCATTTTCTTTTGCCCATCTATGGATTGTACCTCTACCTACTCCAATAGTTTTTGCAATCTCATCTATTGTGTAACCACCTTTTCTCATGGTAGCTATTTTTTCTAATCCATCTTCTGATAGCCAATAATCTCTATATCTTGATCTATTTGCCATATTTATTTACCTACCCATTTTCCCGCTATTGGTGCGAAGTTTATAAACATACTTTTGTCTATACTGTCATTCTATTTTTATTTTGTCTCTTATGTAAGGTGCTAATCTCTTATAGTAACAGTTGAAACAAAACTGACAATCAAATATGGTGCATTTGTATCGTTTATTGTGCATACATAAAAAAAAAGACACCTTTTTATGAGTGTCTTTAATATTAGTTATTCTTCTTTTATACTTATAATGATGATGCTTTCTATTTCGCTTGTTGAAAACTTTGGTACAATCGTAGTTATTCTGATATAGACAATGTCGCCTACTTCTACATTGAATCCATCTGGATTTGTAGCTTCGTATAACTTTGCTTCTTGTAATAGTCCTGGTTGATAAGATACTAATGCATAATCTTCTTGATCTCCTACACCATCTACAATAGATATGACTTCAGCTTCTAAGATGTTTTCTTCGGTCTTTGGACTACAAGCTACCATTGTTAGAATAATCATCACTATAAACAATAATAATAGTTTTTTCATCATTTGCTTGATGTAGCTCCTTCTTCTGGTTTAGGTACTCCTGGATCAGCACAAGGTTTGTTTGTTCCTTCTTGTAGTTCATCATCTAAGTTTTTTTCAAGGACTTGTGTAGATTTCTCTATAAGTCGCATGATTTGTGGTTCTACTTTCTTAAGTGCTTTACCTAACACTTTAGATATTGCAATCATTGATTTGCCTTTAATCTCTGCAGTTGCAACAGTGAATCTAACTTGAATTAAGTCTTTCATGTTATTCTCCCCCTTTCTTTTCTTTTTCTTCATCATCTTCTATATCTTCATCAACAATATAGGGTCTTGGTTCTAATGTTAGTTCTTTTTGATCCAGCCATTGTCCATGATCTAGTTCGTGATTATACACATGATATGCGCCTTTGTTGTTTCTTTCTCTTAGAACCATGCACTTATCTTCATAGTGATATACAATATCTCCTTGTTTGTATATTGCTGGTGCAAGATATTCTACTGGATATTCAATGACTTCAATTTCATCATCGCGCCAAGAAGCAATATAAGCATAATGTGGATAAGAACCTTTTTCATCATTTCTTGCTAATTGAATATATGTTTCTTTCTCTTCAATTCCCATACCAACATATAGCCATTCATTATCCTTGTATCTTACCTTTGTTCCTATTGGTAAATTTAATTCTACAAATTCTTGAAAGTTCATACGTTATCACTTGCTCCTTTTCATTTTAGTTTTTTAAATCCTTCATACCAATTTTTTGCAAATCCTACTTGCATACCGCTAAACCCTTCATAGTCTGGCGATTTCTTTACGATATCATCACTACAACTTTTTTCTTTAATAAACAGATTGATTAAGTTCCATATTGCCACTACATAACTATTGCCTAACACATCACTATCTTTGCTTTCGTTATTAACTTTGTGTGATTTAGAATATTTTTCATACTGTTTATCATTATCAAAATGTTCTCGATCAAGTTTCTCTAGATTCAATGTTTCCACTTGCTTCACCCCCTTCCTTGTATGCTTTCATACTTACTCCTTAGTATGACCAATTGCTTCACCACTGACTAAAATATCACAACCAAAGTGATCCTTAGTTTGCAGCTTAAACAATTTAGCATTGTCTTTTACTTCTTGCTCTTCGTTACCTAATATCGTGTAGTCAATGAGTATTGATCCACCATATCCATCAATTTTTGCTTGGTATATGTCTAAATGATTTACAGTCTTGTTTTTCACAACTTCATTCGCCCATGATTCACTGTTAGTTTTAGCTAGATATTCTTGAGCATCTTTTAAATTGATTGGTTTCTTGATTAATTTGATTGTTCCTTTTATAAAATGCCTCATCATCAATCCCCTATATATTCATATACTTCTAGCATTCTATCAAGTTCATTGATCACATCAAGATAATCTCTCCAATAGATAGATTCAGTTTGATTATAGTTCACGTTTTCCCAACCTTCTTCATAGTATAATCTCATAGTTTTAACTATACCTTCTTCAATTTCTAGAGAGAGAACATAGTTATCACTTCTTCTTACAAGGTTGTAAGTCATAAGTTCATCTGCATTGTATTGTGAATTATAATAGGTTTCTAACTCTTGTATCCTTTTGATTGTTTGTTGCCATTCTAAAAATAGTTCTTGATCCAGTTCAGATAAATCTTCTTGTAACCATTCAATGTATATAGAATTCAAATGAATGTCTTTGTAATGCTGCAATGATTTTTCTTCTAGTACTTTTAAACGAGATTCTACATTATCTAAATATGCTTCCCACTCATCTTCTGTCCACGTATAATAATCTGCTTCTTGAGTTTCAGATTGTATCGTTTCAATTTGTGTCTTAAGTTCTTCGATTTGATTTTCTAGCTCATCAATCTTAGATGCATTAATATCTTGTTGTACATAATCTTGGCATCCAACCAAAATTAAAGCTAGTACTATGACTGTAATAATACTAAATAATTTTTTCATTTTATTTTTCCTCTCTTAAAGGTATTGAATGATATGTATTACCAATCACAACAACCATACATGGCTCATTTATAATAAATGTATAATTGCTATCTCCTAAAGTTTCATACTCTACGCCATCAATTAAGATTACATGATATGTTTTTATACCTACATAAGCGTTTAGCCCAACAAATGTGCCATATAATATCTCGTATGCGTATTGTTCTTGTAGTTCATTTATTTGTTCTTGATAATTCACACTATCACAAACCTTAATCATTCCATCAAGTGAGCAATGATAGTATAAGTTGTCATCTCCAACTTCCATTTGTACATAACGTTCGTTAAGTGTTTGATAAATATCAGAAATCTTTTCATCAAAAGCTTGTGCTTCTTGATCTAACTGAATTTCAAGCTCTTCGATTTGAGTTTGCATTTCAACTGTTTTTTCTTTCCAGCCGTAGTCTTGAAGAATGTTAACACCAACAAATACTAATAATGCAAATACAAGTATTAACAATGATATATCTACTTTTTTCATTCCTCTTCACCTTCTTCAAATTGTTTCATTTCTTTGATCAATAGTTTTGCTATTTTGATCTCATTTATTTTAATAAGAATCAAACATACTCCTATTGCTAGGATACAAATAAACGCAAGTCCAAACAATACATATTCAAATATGCTCATTTCTTAGCACCTTCACTTTCTTCTAGCTCATTAATGGAAATTATCACTACATTTTTATTGTTTAATAATGCGTTTAAAGATTTTTCTTTTAGTGTTGCCACCCTAGATTCTATAAACTTATGTTCAATGTAATTCCAACTTACTATGTATGTCATTCTTCTACCTCTAATTCTTTCTTAGATAATTTTTTACTGCATTCAGAACAGTAACAAGTTTTTTGTTCTTCCTTGTAAGTAACACCATCATACATGCTTTCGTTCATACCACTATCAGCATCATAAGTGCCATCGCCCTTATAATAAGTTGCTATTTTACCCGCAACAGGTGTGTAAGTATAATAACCTTGAGTGTTTCCACATTCACTACATTTCATTCTTCTATACCTGACATATTGGAAGTTTTTCTTTAACATGCATATACCAATCTTTAATCATCTGTGTAATTTCATTGTCTGTCGCATTAGTATGACCTCTAACTTGAATTACTTCTCGGTTATCTACTTCTATTGTCATAAATGGATCATCTGGATTATCTATTTTTCTTAAGAAGAATATCATAGACTCACCAGTAACAATTTTTTTAAGGTATCGATCAGAAGCCCCAACACAGTGATTTAACTTGTTTGTTTCAAATTGCATATCCATAAAATCCTTTGGAGTCATGATGATGAAGTCATTATACTGAAATTGAAGAGGCTTCATCTTTATAAGTTCTTCATTTAAGTCTTTTAGTCTTAATCTTTCAGCTGATTGTTGTTTTTTCAGAGTTTTTTCCATCTCTATTTGAGCATCTCTATCCATTTGATTCTTTAATGATCTGTTATTCTTAATGATTGGTAAATACTTCTTAAACTGACTCTTATCTATGTTCAAATTATATATAAGTATTTCTGAAGCTGCCTTTCTACCACCAGATTTTATTGAAAGTTCGCAAGTGTATATCTTTGCCTCTGTAGCATTGAGTAATTTAAAATAGTTTATCTTTTCAAATTTTTCAATAGGCAAATACTTAAATCTTTCAAGTGATTTGAGTAATTTAATAGAATCTGGATGTTGTAACCTTTGCTCATGAGTATAAAAATAATCATATGCAGTCTGATAATTTCCCATATTTCTAACTCCTTGAGCTGGTATCATAATATAGATATTTTTAAAGGCTGCTTTTGCATATGCGAACTCTTCTTGTGTCTCTTTATGAATAAACATCACTCTCTTCATATACCATTGTGCTTTATAGTATATATCGCCACCATAGTAGTGCCATTCTTGAAGCACAATATAATCATTCCACATTATCAAGAAAGTAAAGAATGCATCTTTTTTATATTTTAAGTTTTTCTCCATAAATTCTTCATACGGAAAATCACTTAATGCATATTCATTAGCTTTACGATTAACACGATCATCACCATACCATCTATCCGATGCATCTTTTTCATCTCTCTTGTATAGATGTGGTTTCTCTTTATATCTCTCATGAAACTTTTTAGCATATTTTAATGGTAAGAATGAATAATATCTTTCATCTTCAGGTGGTAACTTTAACCATTTTTTATATGTATTTATTGATTCAAATGGAGATATTTTTTTGCCTTCATGTATCACACATCATCAACTCCAAAATCAAACATTGAGAAAACTTCAACATTGCTCTTAGGTTTTTCTTTTTCTTGTTTTTTATTCTCAACTTTCTTTTCTACTTTATCAACAGTATGTTCTTTTGACTGTTTCTCAATCTTGACTTTTGCTTCAGCTTCTAAGACTTCATTAGTTTCTAAAAAGTAATGAATTGCCCAACCGAAAACTGTTACCGGATTGACTGATCCAGACTTGTTTTTTAAATGTTCTTTTGCCTTTGCTTCTATAAAACTCCAACATTTGTCGAAATCTTTTTCATCAGATTCAATTGCTTTTTTTAGTATGTCATCATTTTCAGACATTTTATTGCAATAAATCATTAATGCATCTTTTTGGTCTTTTGATTCTATCATTGCATAGATCATAACTTGTTTATTTTCTTGTTCAGTCATTTTTTACACCTTTTCCTTTGCTTAATTTATCGTTTGCTCTTAATACCTTTTTAACTGTGTTGTATGATACATCTAGATTCATTGATACTTGAGATATGTTGTGTGTTTGCTCCCACTCTTCCAATATCTTTTTATGTATCATTCTAGGTGGATGTACTCTACGTGTTTTTATTTTGTATTTTCTTAATAATCTAAAAACTGTTGATTCTGATAGTCCTAAAATATCAGCTGTTTTTCTTATGCTATTTTTCTTGTAAACTTCAAATAACCAATCATGATCAATCTCATCTGCTCTATGAGATGTATCTACTCCAAGTTCTAGAAGCAATCTATAAATCACTTGATACGATACGTGATACTTAATACCAAGCTCTCTTAAAGTTGATCCTTGAATGTATTCTATTGCTATATCAGATGAAGGTAGTTTTATTTTCTTGTTCATAGCTTATCACCAAACATATCAATTTGAACTGGTGTTGCTTCTAGCCTTTTAGTTGCTAATTCGCAATATTCTTTTGAACCATCAATACCAATGTAACCATAACCTAGATATTTAGCTAATGCAGTAGTAGTTCCTGAACCATTGAATGGATCCAATACAACTCCATTTGGTTTACATCCTGCTTCTAATAAAAGTTCAACTAATTCTTCTGGAAATGTTGCATAATGCTTTGTTGACTTGGATTCAGTACTTATAGACCAAACCGATCTTTTGTTTCTAAGGTACTCATTTACATATTTCTCTTCTTTATCTAGATTTATATCTATTGTATTTTTTGAGGAAACACTTCGATTTCTTTCCCTGGCCAACCTTAAACCTTTATTTAGTTGATGCATAGCACCTTTACTACCTCTAGGAGAAGTTATATCTAAGGTTTTCATTTTTTCTTGTAGCTGTTTGAAATAGTAGTTCTTACTTTTAACAAAGAAGAATATCTTTTCATAATCAATAGTGAATCGATCTTTAACAGACTGTGGCATAGCATTTGGTTTATGCCATATGATTTCGTTTCTTAATATCCATCCTTCATCTTGTAATCCTATAGATAGCCTAGATGGAATTTGCATTAGGTTTTTGCTTGCCATATCGTTAGTTCTTTTTTTAATATTTTGATTTTTTATGTATTGCAACTTTAAATCAGTCTTACCGTTTTTGTTTCCAGAGTAAGTATCACCAATTACAATAAACATTGTGCCATCTTTTTTTAATACTCTTTTACATTCATTGAATACTAAAGCTAGTTTACTAATATACTCATGCAGACTAGGTTCTAATCCTATTTGTTCTTGATAACCATAATCTCTAAGTTGATAGTACGGTGGTGATGTAATGATGCAATCAACTGTTTCGCTATTAAGTGTTTTCAAAACTTCATATGAATCACCATGTATTATTTTGTTCATTTGTCCATCTTCTCCAAATTCTTAACATAAGCATCCATCCAATCTGGTTCTTTTTGTATTTTAATTTCTTTAATAAAATCTTCTTTGAGTGGAAATACACCTTTCCAAGAATTCATAACTGATTGTTCTAATATTTTGATTTTGATATCTTCATTACCGTTACTTAATTTATCTAGTTTAGTTATGATAAGTTCAATAGCTCTATCAGTTGCTTTAGCTTTAATCTTTACTCTCATATCTAGATAGTCTTTAAATGCTTTATTTAAATCTTTATTAGAGAAGTAAGATATAGAATTAGAACTAGAATTAGATATAAGAGAAGATACGTTACGTAACGTTACACTAACGTTATCTTTCTTTTTTGGCATAGGTAAAGCATTGTTTTGTTTTTCTCTATACCTTTGTTGCCTTATTCTATTCTGTTCTTTTATCTTTTCAAGACCATCATTGTTTTGATATTTTGTCCAATTGCTAATAAGTAAAATATCATCAATAATTTCAATCATATTGTTCTTCTTAAACCATTCGATGCAAAGATTAACTTCTTCTTCTGTACGATCAATAGCAATAGCAATATCTTCGTAACTTTGAAAAGCCATTTCATCATTTAACAGGTAACCTTGATTGTTAACTTTTCCACCTAAATCTAGTAATTCAAACCATACTGCAGTTAACTTATCTCTAAAATTAACTACACCATCTATTTTTGCTTTCTTGATACGTTTGAATGATATTCCATCAAATGTACCAACTTTAAACTTGATCCACTGTACGTTGTCAGCCATATTTCATCATCTCCTTAGAATGGAAGATCCTCTTCTGTTACACCTTCAACTTTTTCATTCATGTAGTCATGTGGTGATACATCATCATCTTCGTTTTTATTTGTGTTTTCTTCTTGATTTGAATATTCTAGATATTGAACGTTATCACATACAACTTCAGTGATATATCTTGTGCCATTATCTGATTCATAAGTTCTAGTTTGAATTTTACCTTCAACACCAATTAAACTGCCTTTACGTTGAAATCTAGCAAGATTTTCAGCTGGTTTTCTCCATACGATACATTGAATAAAGTCAGCTTGTTTCTCGCCATTTCCATCAGTAAACGTTCTATTTACAGCTAGTGTGAAATTAACAAAGAATATATTTGATTGAGTTGATTTAAGTTCAGGGTCTTTAGTTAATCTTCCAACCAGAATCACTTTATTGATCATGAGCTAACACCTTCGACTTTTCTAACAACAAAACCTTCATATTTTCTTTTTAACTGACCTCTAATACGATTAAGGCAATCTTCTTCATCTGAACCTATAACATGCTTTAAACCACTGAAATAGATTGAATCCCATGCTACTGGTAGTTTGTAATACTTGCCTAATATGTTTATGTGTGTTTTCTTACCTGGCGCTATCATTTGATAATGAATTTTTATCATTTTTTCTTCACTTCACTTTCTGGTATAATTTGTACTTTTGTTTTTGGAAATGTTTTTTTATATTGAATGGCTTTTTTCTTTGCAGTAGCTTCAGAGAATTTATGTGGTGTTATGAGATCACCAAGTCCAAGATGATATTTCATGATTTACACCTTAATAATATTTTCATGATCATTGATACCTATCATTGGTCTTAAGAATCTATCACCTAAAGTATAATGTCCTTCTAGGTATCCTATATAAAAGTATGTTTCACCTTTATATGTGACTTTGTCACCACGATTTATCGCTTCACTAGAATTTTGTTTTTTTATGTCGTTTAGATGGTCACATATCTCTATAAGTAAGTTTTCAAGTCTTGCTATATCTTCATAATTTACATTACTCATAATCTACTCCTTTACCCATACGTATTGGTATGATTGTGGTGGGCGTTTTAATGTCGCCATATCTAACCATTTTTCTTTGTTGATATACTCACCTTTATTAAGTGTCGATAGTTTAAACGGTGTTTCATAAAACGTTCCTCTATAAAACTCACTCAACGCTTTAGGCTTATCAAATATATGCAACTTCTTTATGTGCCATGCGTATAGGTTTTTGCCTTTGCCATAGTCATCGATTTCTTCATCAGTCAAACATAATAAATCGTTTAAGTCATCATTATATCCACCAAAACCCATAAAAATAGTATATTCTAATTCTTCATACTCATCAAACCAAAATCTAAATGGTATTGTACCGTTTAAATGAATATTATCACTATAAAACTCATACATTCCTATGTTGTGAAAAATAGTGTGATTTTTTCTATCCATCAACTTATATTTGTCATCAATGTAATTCAACAACGGATAACCTTTAGTAACATACCCATATACCCAAACGCCATCAATCTCTTTATTCTTAATTTGTTCTATGATTTCTTTAGGTATGCGTGTTCTTAACTCTAATGTCTTTTTACCTAATAAGATATTATATGCGTGTTGTGATCTAAATGGTAATAATATTGCTTTCATTTAGCTTTCCCTTCCTCATCATGTCTCTTAATGATGTTAAAATCATATCCACTATTTACAAATTTTATCCTTAATTCTTTGTTGCAACCATTACCAAAATACACGTAAATCAGCTCCATTTGCTCTTCAGTAAACTTAGTGTCTAGAAACTTGTTAATACCGTTTAAAAACCAACTGCGAGTCTTTTTATTGCCTGTCTTGATTGCTGGTCTTGATAACCATGAGATAACCTTATGTGGCAAGTTTTCATCGCCATCATATATAAAGTATTGATGTAAAGGGCACTTTACTGACTTTGTGTATTTTTTAGGTGCTTTATCTGGATCGTTATCATAATCCCATGTCTCATCATAAGATATCTGATTGAAGTCAAATTCTTTTTCATAATAATGAGTTTCAAACTCTACTTCTCCAAACTTGTTAATTTTAACCGTTCCTCTATCATCAAACGATTGCATTAATTCAAATATGTTTTTCATTTTATCTCTCCTTCGTAAAATCTTCCTATGAGTGTTATTAAGTGTGGCGGCAAACCGTCCATAAAATATACAATACCAAACTGTGATATTTTGCATATAATTTGGTCATACATTTCGAACATCAATGTTATATTTGAATATCTAACACTATCTGAATGAAAATGCTCACTCAACGCCTTACATACTTCTTCTTGAGTTGGTGGTGTTAGGGCTTTTTTTAATTCCACATATTCATAAAGTGCTTCTTCTATCTCGTTTAATCTATCGCTAATATATTCGCTTGCACCAAGAGTGTTATAACCTTTATATGACAACGGCATT